TGATCGCCAGCCCCGTCAGATGGCGACTTACTGGTTTTGCATCCGCAATAAGGCGCTCAAGTTCCTGATACATTTCATCGGTGATGCCCTGATCAAGTACTCCGACAACAATGCGAAATGTTCCTGGCTCCTCGTTGAGTTGCCACCACTCCTTTACTTCAATCAGGTAGCCGAGAGGCTCCACGGCTCTTCGCAGTGCGCTGATGGTCCCTTTGTGTCGGTGTGTCAGCCATGCATCACGAATTACCTGTCGCTTTGTCTCTTCCGGCCAGTTGCGATCCCAGCGGTCAACGGAAAACGCCCAGGCGAGATAAGGCAGCAGATGCACCGGGCAGGTGTCCGGCGACCACAGCGTGTTGAGGTCTACCGGAATGTCTGTAATGCGTGTTCCGACGGCTTCGGCACAACGCATGAAATTGCTGGCTGATGGTGGTAACAGTGAATTACTCATTGCGCCCACCTTCGCTGATGGTGAATGACTCACAGCGCGCCGCCTGTATGTCGCTGATGGCCATATTCTGTGTGGGTTCGATTATCTCCACGCGTTGCACACCGTGCACATGCAGTGCGGCAGCAATGGCGGACAACGCCACGTCCTGACCGATAAGCCCCTGTTCAGCCAGCCACTTCCTGAATGACGATTCCGCCGCGGCCAGAATAGGTTCGGATTCCGGGCCGGGGTAAAAGTACAGTTTTGCATTCAGCCGCCATGTCACGATTCTGGCGCTCTGTACCGTCAGGCGGTCGGCCACCGGGCGGGTATCCTCTGCATTCAGAACGGCGCGAACGGTATTAAGCAACGCCTCCGTTGCTGTGCCGTCGCCTTCAGTGGACAGAATGGAAACCGTCACACAGGCCGGAGACGGGCTGATGGCCCGCGCATCACGCACCAGACCGCTGGCGCTGCGTGCAAAATACTCGTATGCACCTGACGGGCCAGCAACACTCAGGCCGTCATACGCCCGCTGCGCCCGCAGTCTCAGCGAGGTGTCGCTCTCCATCACCGCGTCGGTGGTATCCGTTGCCGGAGTGATAACCAGGCGCTTTGTGTTCATATTGCCCGCGAGGTTGTCCAGGTTTGTCCCTGAACCGTGGCTTAACATGCAGGCGCGTGCGCCCTCGTTAACCCGCTGGCGTAACAGCATTTCACGAAAAGACATGGTTTGAGCGATAACGTTCAGGGGCTCCGATTCCAGCTCCAGCGCGGCGGAGACGGCTTCACGCTGTTCGGCAGGATAGGACGCAATCATCATGGCCTTTGTGTCAGCCAGAATTGCTTCAAAGTCAGGCTCCGCGATGATGGCGGGTTCCGGTAACTGGGAAAGGTCAACAGCAGGCATGATTTACTCCCTCAGCGTGATGGTTAACTCAACATTCTGCATGGTCTGCATGACAGTGCCCGACAGCGTCACCCCGGCGCGGCCTCCCGCTTTCCAGACAACGTCGATGGCGTCCAGGGCAATGCGGGGTTCCCATCGTGTCAGCGCAATCACGGCAGCACTCATGCATTGCAGACGCGTGGTGTTATTCATGGGTTCGTCAATCAAATCAGGTACAAGGCTGCCATATTCCCGTCGCATAACCCGGCTGGCCAGCGGGGTGGTCAGGATGTCCCTGGCTGACTGTTTCAGGTGCTCCATATCATTCAGGTTTCCCGTCCCGTCCGGGTTCATTCCTGTGTAGCGGGCTGTCACTGCGGGCCTCCTGTCGAATCGCTGCCACCTTTAACGCCACCGTGTTTATGCGTATGCACTGTGATGCCGTTTGAGGTGAAGTTGCCGCCGCTGTGCGTGATATTGCCGCTCATCTTTCCCCCTTTTGTGACGTCAAGCGTCGCTGTTCTCAGAAGGTTTGTGCATTCCACGACGGGCGTATCCAGTGTCACGCTGACGGATGCCTGCAGGGTGGCTGTTTTCATGCCGCTGGCGCTCAGTGCGCCAGCGTCTGCGTCGTAGCGGAACACCGCGCCATCCGGCGCGCTGACCACGATTTCTTTCAGGCTTTTGCCGGGGGCCGGACTGGCATCACTCCACAGGCTGCCAATTATCATGGCGGTTTCCGGGTTGCCGCCAATGCAGGCAATTACCACCTGTTCGCCTGGTGATGGCGGCAGCCACACATTGAAGGCTCCCGCGCGCGTGGTGTTCCAGCGCAACCAGCCTGTTTCCAGTTCGCCGCTGCGAACGCGCACGCGCCAGGACTTCTCATCAACTTCAGAGATGATCCCGGTGCGGATGATGTTGCTCAGCAGTCGCATGAGTTCTGCGCTCACCGTACAGCCTCCGCAATCCGGCCCAGCACCGTGTTATAAATCAGGCGCTCATCTGCCTGGCTGATACCCAACAGCTCACGTACCGGGTAATCGGTGAAAATGCCCGGCGCAACCTGATCGCGCTCACCGAACTGATGAACGCGTGCAATACGTGCGGCCACGCCGCTGTAACCCACCGTCACACCGGAGGCATCTGCACGGGCTTTCAGGTAGCGGGCGGTGCGCAGTTTTACGAACATGGGGACGCGCTTTGTGCTGTCCTGGTTGATGCGCCGGGTGCGTATTTCCAGAAAACGGTCGATGTCATCCCGGTAAAACGTGCGGATATTGTTTTTATCCTCATCCCACCCGGTAATGGTTCGCCCGTATTTCCCCGTGTCGTGATGCCAGTTTTTCAGCGTGCGTGCTTCGTTATTCCAGATAAAGCGAATGCGCTCCTATATCCGGGTTACGCGGCGTCTGCGTGGTGTCCATTCGGTCCCGTCCGGCGCTTTTTGTGACCGGATACGTGCCTGCTGGGCGCGACGTAAATCCTGTGCCAGCTTTCTGGCGATGTTATTGATGGCCTGCTGATTCAGGCTGTCGCGGATAGCCTCAAAGGTTTCATCCACGCGGGTGAATGCCTTATCCATCGCTTTCACCCCACGTCACATCCTGGAATACATGCGACCAGTCGCCTTCGGAAGAAGGCAGACGGGGTTTTGGCTCCGGCAGGTGTTCTGCCTGCGGTGTGCCCTGACTGTTGCGCGTGATGCGAACGCGTTCCCGCAGGGGGAGCGTAAACAGGAGATCGGCGCTGTCATCGTCATTGATAACGGCAGAAAATTTGATGTCCTGATTACGCTCCGGATTGAGCAACAACTGTGGCTGATTTTCGGATAACCACGCCAGCAGCGGCAGCGTGAGGTCGTCCAGCTCTCCGGCGTAATCCATGACAAACATCACCATCTGATAGCGGTAAACAAACGAGGGCGCTTCTCCGGTCGTTTCAATGTTGCCGCTCTCCACGAAAATGGTGAATTTCTCGGGATTAGCCTGGCACCACCGACATCCATGAAGCATGGACTCTCGCAGACTGTTTGTCTTAAGCATCTGTTTTGCTCTCCTGCTCTTCCTTATACTGCGGGATTATTGATTTCCAGCACCAGGCTGCCGATATCGACGCCGTACGCGGCATTTTTAGTGATATCAGTTAACGTCAGCGCATTCAGCCCCAGTGTCAGACTGTCTTTTATGACCTGGAATGCCGGGCCAGCCACTCCATTCAGTTTCGGAGTAACCGTGGCACTGCCGGCGGTGAACACCAGCTCCAGCGTCTGCCAGTCGTTACTGTAATTCCCGAACTCGCCCAACTTTGTGTTTCCGGCTTTCTTGTGATGCATCAGATTCAGTTTGCCGTCTGTGGTCTGGGTGAAGAACGACATCAGGAACGGGTTACCAGTCCCGGTCATCGCCACGACGTCAGGTAACGCTACATCGGTATACAGATAAATTCCCAGACCGAACTGGTTGTTGGTCAGTGCGCCTGACAGTCGAAACTTACAGCTCAGTCTGCCACCCCGTGTCAGCAGGGAGACTGCGTCATCCACCGGATGCATCAGGGACCAAGTTTTATTGCTCTGCTTGGTAACCTTAAACACACCATCTTCCAGCGCAACACTGCCGCCGGTGATGGTCCAGCCCTGCGCAGCAGCCTCTCCGGCTGTCGGCAGCAGGGAGACTGTACGAACGGATGTGTCACCATCAGACGGCCCCGATGGAGTGTCGCCGCCGGGCGAGGGTTTGATTTCCGGTGCGGTACCGCTGATGAAGGCGCTGGTTCGACCAACTGCGTTCAGAATAGCGGTTGCCAGGCGATCCGAAATAATGCCCCTGCGTGCCCATGAACTGAAATGTGTCGGACGATTTGACGATACCCAATTACCATTACTACGGGATTGCGCGCCGTAATAACCTGCATCAGCAATATCCGGGTCTTCTGCCGGTAAGTTGGTGGGCGTGTTGTTGCCGTTACCGTCGGTCATGAACGGCACAAAGAAAACGTTGTCGCTCTCCCTGTTTTTGTACGCGCCGTAGACGGAGTCATACTGTGTGCCGTATGTGTTTTTCCAGTAATACGTCGTGTCGCCACAAATCCACGGTATAACTGCAGCACTGCCGCCATGGCACTGCGCGTTAAATCCGGAAAGGTCAGTACGGAACTGCTTCAGCATGGCCGTGAACAGGTCCGGTTGCTGTGCGTAGGTGGCAGCGCTCATGTCAAATTCGCCCTGCATCCAGCACACCGCCAGCAACA